CGCTCGACCTCTCTGCCGCTATTCTCTACATCCCCACCGTGACGATGCGCTTCGCTGAGGGTGGCGGAACCTACCAAGTCCAGTATGAGATCCAGGCGGACTTCCGCCGTCAGTATCTGAAGGGGCTGCGCGGCCTCATTGCAGGAGAGTAGAGATGGGTAAGTACGGCACAAACCTAGAAGGCTTCGGAGCGTTTGAGGGCGGCGTAAACGCCGACAAGGGCGCACCGCTCGTCAGCACATCGAGCGACGGCGAGACGGCGCTGCTCTTTGGTCCAGCTGCGCTGCGTGAGATTCAGGCTGGCGTGGCGAACGGCGACTTCGCCATTCCGCCGGATGCAGCAGGCGACGCGATCACTGACGAGAACCCACTGCCGTACTGGACTTGGACTCCTGCAACTGGCATCACGGCGGCGATCGTTGCAGATTCAGGATCTGGTTCTGGCAATGTGCTCAGAGTCACCGTTGCTGCTGGAACTTATGCATCCACCACACTAGGTGTTCTCAGCAGAATCATTCCTGTTGCCACATCAAGAGCACGAGATAGCGTCTATGTGCCGCTCGTCAGCCTTAGAGTGGCAAGTGGCGCAGAGGCTCGTTTTTCTTGTACTTATCAATATCTAACGCAGGTTCTGACGAACACTGGAACTGCAATGTCACGAGCAATCACGCAAGCCTCCTCAACAATCACGACATATGCTCCTGATGTGTTGACGAATGCTCACACACCAGCAGATGCAGCATATCTAAAGATTTCAATCAGCATTGGTGCTGTTGCTGGAACTTATGCCACCAATCTGACCGCCGACCTTTGCGAAGTGCGAGTGATTTCTGGTAATCCATTTATCTATTTGGCGAACAAGCAAACGCCAGCGGCTGCACCTGGCGTACTTGAATATACGACCAACGGATTGGAGAGCAGTATTCCGTTCTATACGACTGCTTTTGGAACAGAGTTTGCAGATCTACGCATCAATACTGGAGGAGATGCAATCTTTGACGACAATGTCCAGGTGGGTATCGATCTGTCTGTCTTAGGAGATACTTCGCTTCAAGGCGATCTCACCGTCACTGGCAGCATCGGCCTTGACGGACTCATCTACTTTGACTCCGCGCTGACTGGTCCGTCAATCATTCTTGGCGGCACCAATGGGAGACTCTGGGCGTTCTCAAACTCGTCAGGCTCCGCCGACTTGATCAGCTCAAACTCAACGACGCGCGCTGGAGTGTTGATCACAAAGCCAACAGCAGGTCAGCCAAGTACCAACATCAACGGCACCGCTACCACCGATGCGTTCTCTGACGCACTCCGCAACGGCGGCATCGCAGTAGACACCACCAACAACCGCGCATACTTCTACAGCGCAGGATGGAAATATGCAGCGCTCACCACTCCATCAGACTCACGGCTAAAGGAAGAGATCACCGAGATCTCAGGAGCGCTAGACACGCTCCGTCAACTCGTGCCGGTAGCGTTCAAGTGGAAGCGACCAGAGGCACACGGCCGCGCCGAGGCAGTCGATGATGACGGAACGCGACTCGGATTCATCGCTGATCAGGTCGCTACAACTGACCTGAAGCATTGGGTTGAGACACTTGGTGTAGACGAGCGAGAGGCAGATCTCGTAGATACCGATGAGGTGCTCGCCGTCAACATTCCTCAGAACGAGATGGAGGCGCTTGTGGTGCAGGCGCTGCTCGACATCGACACGCGCCTGAAGGCGCTGGAGTCACGATGACCCCACGCCAGATTGACTCGCTGATCGAGCGACTGGACGCACACTCTGCCAAGTTGGATCAGGTGCGCTCAGATGTGGACAAACTCAAAGGAGGACTAGTGGCTATCGGTGCGCTATTGTTCAGCGTACTTGTGCCGCTACTCGCATCGCTGCTCGCTAAGTGAAGCGCGCCGCGTTCCCACTGCTGGGGATCATCTTCAGCACGCTCATCTTCCTGCCCATCGTGCGCGCTGAGGATCTGCCGCAGCAGGGCGTGACGATGACCGTGTACGACGGATCACCGCTTGGACTCGTTCCGTGGGAGACCACGCCAGACCTGCCAGTCTGCTACTCCGCTGTCGTGCCAAACATCGACTACGACTGGGGTGGCGCTCCACCGGCAGAGGGCTGCCCAGGCGACTTCTTCCTTGTCAACTTCACAGGCTGGCTGACCGTGCCAGAGAGCGGCCAGTGGGAGTTCCTCAACTGGAGCGACGATGGCTGGAGGATGACGCTAGACGGCGTGCTGACGCTTGATGATTGGAACTTCCACGGCTGCGGCGGTCATTGGTCTGGACCGAATGAAGGCTACTCGCAGCTCGTTGCAGGTCAGTCCTACGCGCTCGACATCTGGATGTTTGAGTGGGGTGGTGGCGCGTGTGCGCGTCTCTGGTTTGGCGCACCGACACTCGGCTACGGCGTAGTGCCGGCTGCGTGGCTGACTACCAGCGCACTCCCAGCGCCCACTCCAACGCCTTCACCAGAGCCAAGCCCAGAGCCATCTGTTGAGCCAACGCCAGAACCAAGTCCATCAGAAAGTCCATCGCCAGAGCCTACCCCAACCCCAACAGAAAGTGAGTTGCCAAGTGTTGAACCAACGCCGATCCCATCGCCGACTGCCACACCCCAGCCGTCGCCCACGGCCGAGCCGTCGCCAGTTCCTACTCCGACAGTCACCCCTACTCCTACTGCCACTCCTGTGGATTCTCCTGAACCAACGGTAGAGCCGACACCAACGCCAGAGCCAAGCGTGGAGCCAACACCTGAACCGACACCGTCACCAGATAACATTGCAGAACAAACGGTTGCGGCAGTTGGTGAGGCTGTCGCTGCTGTCGCTGAGACCGTCACGCAGGCGATCGAAGCGATCACCAACCTAGGCAAGGATCTCTCACCTGCCGAGAAAGAGAAGGCTGCGCCGGTGGCGGTCGCAATCGTGATCAGCCAGGTGGCGAGTGCGGCCGTAGCTGCGGCATCAAGCGCTGCGGCTGCGGCGAGAAAGGTGACCAAGTGATCAAGCGCATCATCGTTGATCTCGTAGGCGGAGCGTGGACTGTGATGGGCCTGGGCTTTGCTGTAATCGTCCTGCCCTCAGGCCCTACCCAAGACACCATGGCCGCACTCTTCGGCGGACTGACGCTGATCTGGCTACTGACTGGACCACTACGGTGGATGGAGGGTTGATGGCACACACAGACCACATCGAGCAGGTACACCTACAGGGATGGACGCGCGTTGATGTCGCGCCCATGGAGTGGGTCGCGGTCGTACCAAACGACAATCACACCGCATTCGGTGGCACGCTGTGGCGCATTGAGAACGACGGCAAGGAGTACGCCGTGGGCGTGACCGCTGGTCACCCAGTCAGCGCTGCTCTTGACTACGAAGCAGCCGGTCGCGCGCTCGCGGTGCTCATCAAGCAGGAGAACCCAGCGTGAAGTACAAGGTCAAGTCGCAGCTCTATTCCGACGCTGAGGCCCAACAGAAGGGCGCGAAGCAGATCCTAGATGACTGCACCTGGTCATCCTGTGCCGCCGCAGTCTCGTGGGCTTCTGGCTACACCGTGGACTACAGCGCGGCTGACGGCGTAGCAGCGCAGAAGGCTGCACTCAAGCGCGTTGACAAGCAAGGCGTGTCGGATAACGGCGGCTCCCTGCCAGAGGCGGTCAAGGTCATTGCGCACCTAGGCGGCAAGGCTCGATATGCGAAGTCGTGGGAGGACGCAGTCGCAGCCGCGAAGGGCGGCGCTGCACTCATGGTCTGGGTACAGCAAGCGGTGGACTACCCAGCAGGCGTGAAGATCTCGGCGTGGCATGACCGCTGGCATAAGTGGTGGAGCAAGCAACAGCCTGCCAAGATCAAGGCTGGCTACGGCCATATGACGAGCGCTGGCTATGACGATGTTGACGGCTGGCAGTGGACCTGTCCGACGCGCGACGAGAAGGTCGCTGCGGAGAAGTACGGCGTGCCGGTCACAGAGGCGCAGCTGCGCCAGATCGCCAACAGCAAGGTCAAGGCTGGCAAGTTGAAGGCTGACTACAAGGCGCTCCTGATCGTCACGCACCCAGCAAAGGTCGCGGCTCCAGTGACGAAGTCTGACCTGAGTCTGACGAAATCAGACGACCGTCAGACAGAAGGAAAGAAGGAAGCGTCAGTCGTGCCTGCGGCACCTACGCCAGCACCTGCTCCTAAAGTCGCCGTACAGGCACCTAGGAGCCACGCAGAGCCACGAAAGGTGGCGAAGGGTACTAAGACACCTGACGCTGTACAGGCGCAGTTGGATCAGATCGGCAAGGCTGACTGGGGCGCTATCGCCGCAGACGGTCTCGCCGTCATCAATGCAGCAGCCGCTGCGACTAGCAAGGAGA